TGCTTGAGCACCCGGAATTACTGTATGTGCAACTGCGGTTGTACCTTGTTGTCCTCTAAAACAGTTCTGTAAGACGTTACCGTCAATACTGCCATAGTTTATTATTTCGTCTTCAATCTTTACAAAACCTGCGGGGGGTAGATCAGAAATTCCACTTAAAGTAACTGTAGTATCTGTACTAGACACAGTAGCTGCTAGTGTGATCCCTACAGGATAAGTTTGCCCGCTGTTCCTATGAATGAAAAGCTGTACTGGTCTACCTTGTGTTAACTTGTTAGGGATAGACGCGTAAGTGCTCACACTAATACGACTTATAGTAAGGTCCGACTGTAACGAAGTGTTACCCGCACCTGTGCGTATTTGATGCTCCATTAAGTCAATGGTATCGTCAGGTAAGGCATACGTTGATTGCCCTTGCACGAGGTCAAGAGAGCCTTGCTCTATTGTCCACATGTTAATACCACGGTTTTGCCACTCAATCGTCATTAAGTTCATAGATCGACGAGCAGTACGTAGGTCATAGCCTGAACGCAACTCGCGGCCTGCACGTTCCCACGCTTCTTCAGCGATCTCCGTGAAGTCCATATTGAATGTAGTGGTACCTGATGTTGTCATGAGAGTGCCCATTCTCCTGAAAAGAATGCGTCAACTTCTTTTAAAAGAACTGCTTTACTCTTACGACGGTCCAACTCGATATTATACTTACGCATAAGTTTCTCAAGCTGTGTTTTAGACATGTTCGAGTAGTCAGGAACTTTAGGAGTCGCTGCTTTCTTAGGTTTTTTGGCAGGTGTAGATTTGACACCCATAGATGCGAGCTTAGCCTCGGCCTGTGCTTTAGTCATCAGGTCGTAGACTTTAATGTCGTAGGTGTCATCAGCTTGTTTAACACCTATTTGGTATACTGGCTCTCCTGTTGAGAACCTACCGTTCTGAAAAATCTCCATCACTTTTTCCCCTTACGTTTGGCTGGGGATACTCTACGCGGCTTACCCGCAGGTTGTCCCAAGCGTTTCTTTTCTGCTACCTTCTTACTCTTCTCAGCGCTAGACATCTCACCAGAAGTCTTAGGAGTCTTAGAAGAAACTCGTTTAGAAGGTCGGCAATAGGGGGTTCCTCGCCCATCTCCTTTCTTCCTACCACAAGCCTTTCCGGTGCTAACGTCTTTCCAGTCCTCGTTAAACCAGCGTTTTAATGCTGCTCCTTTGGCTGTCTTACGTATTTTACCACCAGACTTGTAGTACGTACGCATTACTTACCAGCCTTTTTCTTCCGGCATTTAGCAATAGCGCCCGATGCGTACGCGGAAGGAAAGACTTTATAACTCGCCTTTACCTTCCTATAGCACGAATCTTTTACAGAGCCGCCCTTTTTGTAGCCGCATCCACTACTGCTTTTCTTATAGTAACTACGCATTATGCGCCCTTCATTGTTACCATTTTGGCTTTACGGACGCCTTGCTTAGCCATACCGCAACCACGAACCTTGCCGCCTTTTTTCATCATGGGCATAGCGCCACCCATACCACCGCCACCCATAGGTGCACGTTTTTTCTTCTTGGGGGGCATTGGGCCGCCTGTCATAGGCTTTGGACCCGTCATAGGACCACCACCACCTTTTGGCCCACCTTTTGGACCTCCACCTAGACCAGTACCACTATCGTCGTACGGCGCACGGATCGGCGCACGGCGAGGGGCTGGTAACTTTTTGCCCTTACGACCTTTTATCGTAGTCTCGTCCTGCGGTGCTGCGGGCATCATTCCGCCCATATTGTATTTTTTCGCTTTCATCACTTTATCTCCAGTTTTTTAACAGTTCCATTTCCGCAAGCTCTTGTTAATACGACTGTTCGGATCGTTAGCCGTCTTAGAACTTGTGTTACGCTTCTTCATTCCTTTCATGCGAGCGCAAAAAGACTTGCGTCTATTCGCAGCCTTGGAGCCTTTCTTCAGTTTACTAGGTTTGGTAGTTACCGCAGTCTTTAATTTACTGCCGGGATTTGCCCGTTTGTAGCTATCCACACCCTTCTGATTAAGACCACCAGACTCACTCTTACCTTCCTTACGAGTCCAAGCGGCAGACTTTTTAACCGAGCCTCCGCTTTTATAGTAAGAACGCATAACCTACTCCAATATCAGAGTTATTTTGTTACTAGTGCCAGTAAGCGCGGCAACAAAACAGCCGTCACTAGCCAATATACCGTCTGCGGGTATATAAACGTCGTTCCAGCCTACAGGTAATGTAAGGTCCAAAAGGATGTCCCCACTAGCAGTACCATTCCGTAACTGGAACGTACATGCAGCGGCGGCATTGACCAACACACCCAATATACGGGAGCGGTTTGGACCAACAAGAGCAGCAGTGTCACCCTGCGAGAAGTTAAATGCGCGTACTAAATTAGCAGCCATGTTATCACCTCTCGTTTACGGTTGAATTGCAGTGTTAAACGCCTGTGCATACATTACAGTAATTACTGCACTACCCGCAGTAGTAGCTGCGGAAGAAGTAACAGTTAAACGCTCATCAGCAGTTCCTGTGTTGCCCCAAGCAAGGGTTCCACCGCCAGAAATACCAAGGGCCTTGATGCCTACGGTTGTTCCTGAAGCAAGAGTGTTAATGTATGTGGAAGCGCCGCCAACAGTATCACCAACACTAATGTTAGTAGTGGTGTTAGCTGCAACAGCTAAATCAACAATAATGTTAACGATTTTGGAATTAGCGGGAATGACCATATCAGTGACGACCGCAGCAAGTGCACCGCCAGATAGATCGGCTGTATAGGATTGACACATTACAACATAACCGACGTTTGCTACGTCAGTACCTACTGTTGTGCCATTAGTGTTACGAATAGTGCCAGCCCGAATAGGACCAGAAAATGTAGTAGTACCCATGTTAATCTCCTGTCTTGGGTTAGTCAGTTACGGGAATGTAACTGTCAGGGATTGGTATCTTATATCACAAAAAGTAATGGGGGGCAATAGTTGCCCCCCACACTAATTACGCACCGGGTGATCCGTAAATTCCTAGTGGGTCAGAAACCCCGAAGGAATAACGCTCACGAGCCTTGTAGCGCGAGTTGCCCGTGTCAAAATCTGCATCCATAGATGTAGACATTGGCGTACGAACAAAGTGCTTTAGGCCGTTCGGCACATCAGTCATCAAGAACCAAGCATTGGTGTCTGTGAGGTAGTGGTTAACGGCATATCCTTCAGGGATAGAACCGTTGTTGCGAAGAGCGTTAATATCGTTATCCGCAGTACCTACACGACCATCAGTGTCCAACAGACGAGTTGCAACGAATTGCAGTGCTGGTGGAATGATTAGCTTCCGTGGCTGAGCAGCGATCAACAATCCTCGCTCATCTGTCCACTGGCTAATACCAATAACGGCGGCTTCAAGAGAAGTCTCGTTAAGGTCAGCCGCAACAGTTGGGCGGTTCGCGTTGGTGCCACCAGAAACAAGTGGATGCGCTGTTGAGAGCAATGGCTGTCCGTCACCGTAAGTGGTGCCAGCAGCAAATCCATTGTTCAAAATAGACGCAGCTTTAACTTGCTTAGTGTACGCCATTGCACGAGCTAGGGCCTTTGTATAACGAGCAGACAGTGAGTCATACAAGTTATCTTCGATGGCTTCTTCAGTAATACTGAACCCCATCGCAACCGTCTCATGCACGTAACGTGCACTCCATGCTTCTTGAGCATTGTCATATTCGATGGCTGAGCCTTCGTCCTTGACAGGTGCTGCTGAGAAACCGGATAGCTTAGTTTCTTCCTCAAACGAGCGATCTGAAGATTCTGTTTCAAAAATTTGGGCGTGCTCTTCGCCGTATTTTGCATATTCCAACCCAAACAGTGCGTTTAGACCGGGAAGTAGCTCTTTAAGGAGCTGGGCGCGTGAAATAGCCATTAGTTATCCCTCCTAGACGCCAGTGAGGTTGTTCATTTGATGCCCTGCGTTCCATTTAACGAGTGCTTCAGTGAACCCACCGGATGAGTTTTTGGTTTCCTCTACAAGTTCCACAATACGCAAAGGTAAAGTGTTCGTTGTAGCGGTCGTGTCGGAAATACCACATCGTGAATTTCCAGTAGCAGTATCGCCAGCGTTGTTAATCATTGCTACGTTTGCACCCAAATCAGTGATCGCTAGATCGCCAATTACTGGCGTAGCGCCAGCAGCGGATGAAAGTACAGCAACTTTAAACAACACATCAGTGCCATCAGCGACGTAAGCCATGATGTCAGATGCAGCGGTGTTTGCTGGGTAATATTGGCTGAATAGCTGATAGCCCAGTGAGGGATCAGTATAAGTACAACCAAGAAATACACCAATAGGCGTCATTGCTGCATCAGCAGTATCACGTTCTACGGTGCCTCCGGTAACAAGTTGTACAGCGTCACCATTAAAGATGTTCGTGTTATAACCACTCGCAATGCTATATTGACGAGTTACGCCCACGAAAGGTACGCCGCTTACAAGTTTAACCGGAACTAGCCCTGATGGGCCACTTACAGTTGGGTAAGCCATGTTAAGCTCCTAATTTAAGTTCCGTTTCCGAAAGTGACCTTCGTCTTCCTGTCATTAAACAGGGGCATACGAGGATCATTTTCTCTCATGAGACTGTTGTCTACGGAGTGCATCTGGGAGTCTGTCTGCTGTTGATAGTGTGCAGACCTCTCTTGAATTAATTCCGCTGGAGCTTTACAAAGCATCAACCCGCCAATCACCACGTTGTCTTTGAACCGTTCATTTTCAACGGCAACCAATGTGATTTCTGGATGATCTACTGCCTTTACAGGCTCCCAACCTTCTCTTATTTTCGAGGATACATTAGTGGCGTCTACTTGCCCTTGCGTGCTTACACGAACCCAATGAAATTCATAACCCGGCTCGGGATTTGGAGATGGTAACACCTCGGGACGCGTCCAAGCCTTTTTGCGGATCGTTTTTTCTTGTGTTTCTAGTTCACGGTCAATTCTGTTCGTAGCCATTATTGTTTCCTCATATCTAGTGCAACCTGTTTGGCGTATTGTTCGGGAGTCAGTCCCAAGCGTTTAGAGAGCGTTAATTGTGTTTGCGTTAGCCTAACTTTCTTAGGCGAAGTGCTCCGCGTAGCGGGTGCAACCACATTTGACTGCTTCTTCGGCTTTTCTACTTCCTCCCCCTCGAAATTCTCGGGGAATAACTGTCGCATACGAGAATCAATTCTCTCGTAGTAGTCATCACTCTGAGGGCTAACGCCCTCGTTGACAAGTTTATTATGCAACCCCAGCGCGTAACTTGTCATCTCTACGTCTTGGTTGAACCAGCCGTTCGCGTCTTGCCACGCTTGTGCTCGTTTATCAACCTCCACTGGCGGTGGGGTGGTTTCAGGTACCATTTTTACATTAGTTTCATCTTCTTGTAAAGCTGGTAACTTGAAATTATTTAACCTATCGGCC